CGGCCCTGAGACCCCTGCACCTGTTCGTCCTTCGACGATTGGGTACCTGGTTCAAAGGATCGGATGTATCCATGTATCAACGAGGTTTTGATCCTCATCGGGTTACCGGACCTATCTACTCCTTCGACCTTTCCTCTGCCACCGACCGGTTCCCTATAGGGTTCCAGAAGGTGATTATCGGAAGGTAGTTGGGTAGAGAGTTCTCCGATTATTGGAGTGAGCTACTAACCGGATTTGAATTCTATTGTCCTTGGGAGGACAAGAAGATCAAATACGGTGCAGGTCAACCTCAAGGGGCTTATACCTCTTGGACGACCTTTGCCCTCTGCCACCATTTGGTGGTAAGAGTTGCGGCTCACAATGTCCTCAAGACCTTTGATTTCGACTCGTACTTCCTTTTGGGAGACGATATCGTTATCTGGGGTGATGAGAGAGTTGCTAAAGAATATCTACGCTTGATTACGAAAGTATTGGGCGTAGAGATCTCGCTTGAGAAGTCCCTTATTTCGCGGAACTCTTTCGAGTTCGCAAAGAGGTTCTTTTACCAAGGAATTGAGGTTTCCCCACTTCCCTGGACTCAAGCGGTACCTAAAGGTCGTCACCTTTGTCTGTCCGGGCTTTTGGCCGAGACAGAAATAAGGGGACACGAGTTTCCACCGGTAACGGGGAATCTCGTCTACGATTACCTTAGAGCCCTGGCCGAAAGACCAGCAGCTGTTAAGGACGTGTACCTAGGGTACCTAGCAACGACACTTGGTGTAGGGAACCTTAAAGTCCCGGCTCCTAAAGAGCTAAGACGATTCGGTCTACCTCACCATCCATGTGTCGGGAACTACGGTGATGTCCTCAAAGATATGCGGAAATGGTGGGTTTTCACCCGCCTCCGTAATCTCGAGGACGTACTAGGGAGGGAATGGATGCAAGTCCATTTTCACCTGCGTACTCTCGCCCAATCGGTCGAGAAAGTCACCGAGGTCACCTTTCTAGCGGTCCCTTATATAAGGGTGCTAGATCGGAC